TCAGAAGTTAAAGATAACTATGTTAGAACTAAGTTAAGTTCTTTAATGAAAAATACTTTTGAAGATATAAAAGAAAAAGAAACTGGTACTAAGTTACTAGATACTTTATATCAAGATATTTTATTACTTCAGAAAAAAGTTAGTACTGGTTCTAGTACTTTAGATGTTGTATCAGATGGAGATTATTTATTAGCAGATATTGAAAGAAGAATAGCTGCAAAAGACAAAAGAGGTTTAGCTGGAATACCAACTGGCTTCCCAACTTTAGATAATTTAACTGGTGGAGCATCAGGAGGAGATTTCTGGGTAGTAGGAGCTAGATTAGGACAAGGAAAAACTTGGACTTTAATTCGTATGGCTTGTTCAGCATTACAAGCAGGAGAAAAAGTTTTATTTGTATCTTTAGAACAACCTTCAAAACAAATTGGGTTTAGGGTACAAAGTTTTCTTTCTTCAGAATACGGAAAAGAAACTTTCAAATCTTTAGATTTAATGAAAGGTGAAAACTTTGATATTAGAGAATACAAGAAATTCTTACAAGAACTTCCTAAAAAAATTAAAGGAAGTTTTACAGTAGTAGACGGTAGTAGAGGAGCAGTTTCTCCAGCAGTTGTTGCTAGTAGAATACAAGAACATAAGCCAACTGTTGTTTATATAGACTATTTAACTTTGTTGAAGTCAGGGGGAGATGATTGGCGAGCTGTTGCTTCGTTAAGTGCTGATATCAAAGCAATAGCTCAGAGATATGATATCCCGATTATATCTGCTGCACAAATGAATAGAGAAGGTGGAGGTAACGAACCCCCTTCAGTAATTCATTTATCTCAATCTGATGCCATAGGTATGGATGCGGACTGTGTAGTCACTCTGGTACAGAAATCTCCCCACGTTGTTAAATTCAAATTAGCTAAATTCAGACATGGACAAGATAACAAAAACTGGTTCTGTAAATTTACACCAGGCTCTGGTTCGTTTGAAGAAATATCTGGAGATGATGCACAAGATTTGATTATCTCAGACCAAGATGAATTGGAATATGACTGATGAGTCTTTGGAATAGTAAAACTCAATGGATTATCTTTAAAGCTAAAGAATTAAAAGATGACCCAGAGTTTTTACTCAAAAAGTTGTATGAAAAAAAGTTTAACCAAATCATTGACAACTTAAATCAAGAAATTACTATGGAAATAGTTAAAAGAAAGGAAGATGATGAAAAAATTTAACATCTTACTAAGCGGTAAAAAAACTTACCTTGCTGAAACTGAAGAACAGGCAATTAAATATGCCGAAAACGATATGAAAAATATACCACAGCAATTTAACGTTGGTATTTTTGCTATATCAGAACAAGGAGAAGACAAATGATAGAAGGAACTAGAAAAGCTAAAGTTCGAAAAAGTAAAACTTTTGCTAAAGGCAGAGTTTGTGCAAATAAAGATTGTGAACAAGTTCTTAGCCAATATAATAAACAAAAATTTTGCTTTCAACATCATGAGAAAAAGTTTCCACGTGTTCGTGGACACGAATTAGTCAAATGAAAGACGAAGTCGAATTTGTCTTGATAGAGAGGGGTAAAATGTCAAGAAAAACAAATGTTAAATACTATTTAGGTTATGGAAGAACTATACCGCTTGGAAATAAAAAAGCTATGAAACCTTCAGACTTAAAAGTTGGAATGGTTATGGAAGGTAACTTCAAACAAGGTGTAGTTATCGAAAATATAGAAATGATAACCGATAATAAAGGCGAAAATCATTGGAAAATTAAAGTAGGTGGTCATACTGCTGGTGGAGAATATTTTGAATTTAGTGAATACCAAACAGCAATTATAGACTATGTTGCTATGGATTTGGTAAAGCGTGATGGATTATAGAGGAAAGATAGTCAATCAACATTTAGACGTTGTAACTGAATCTGAAGAAGAATTTTATTGTAGATGTCCATTTCATTCAGACAACAATCCTAGCTTTGCCGTTAATAAGAAAAACGGATTATGGATTTGTCATGGCTGTAATGAAAAAGGTAATTGGAATACTTTATTACGAAGATTAGGTATTAAGAAAAATTATCCACATCTACAAGAAATTCCTGTTGATGCTATCGATAATATTATTCGTGAATTAGATGAATACATTACAGACCCAACAATGGATTCTGATACTGAATATTTTGAATCAAAATGGTTAGACCAATATAAATATCCACATGAATATTGGGAAAGCCGTGGATTAAGTGAAGAAACTGTAGAAAGGTTTGATTTAGGATATGACCCATTAACTAATTCTGCAACTATTCCTTTGAAAACACATCACGGAAAAATTCTTGGTGTAATCAAAAGAAGATTAGACCCAGAAGCTAATATTCGTTATTTATATCCAAAAGGATTTAATAAAGCTGGATTTTTATATGGTCAGCATGAATATCAAAAAGATAACTTAATAAACGAGAACTTTAAAAAGCTGAAGTATGATGGAGGTGTCGCTTTGGTTGAAGGTTCTATTGATGCTTTATCTTTTTGGGAAATAGGAATACCAGCTTTAGCAATTTTAGGCTCTAATTTAAGTGATTTTCAAAAAACGCTCTTAAACCGCCTAAACCCTGCCTATATTGTGTTATGTTTTGACAATGATGACGCAGGCAAAATGGCAGGTGTTAGCGTTTGTGATAAGATGGAAATACCAATAATGGTTGGAAGGTATAAATCAGACTGGGCTAAAGACCCAGCAGATTTAACTAAAGAACAAAGAAAAGAGTTATTTACAGAAGCAGAGATGTGGTTTCCTGAAGATGAGTGAAAAAGATTTTGAACAAATAAATAAAGCGTTAGGAGATTCTGCTCCTAATGTTAATTCCAGAGTAGGTATGTCAGAGTTTGGTATGTCTGGATTAAACAGACAAGCTGGATATGTCATGGAGGAGTTCCTGTACGACTTACAAGGTCGAAAAGGAATGAAGACATATCGTGAAATGGCAGACAATGATGCTATTATCGGTGCTATTTTATTTGCCGTAGACCAAATTATTAGAAGTACTAAATGGGATGTTGAACCATTCTCAGCTAAAAGAGATGATGTTAAACAAGCACAATTTGTTCAAGAGTGTATGGATGATATGTCTAACACATGGCTTGAATTTGTTTCTGAAGTTATGTCAATGCTTGTGTATGGATTTAGCTTACATGAAATAGTTTACAAAAGGCGTGGAGGTATGGACACATCAGACCCAACACAACGTTCTAAGTTTACAGACGGAAGAATTGGTTGGAGAAAAATGCCAATGCGTGCCCAAGACACAATAGACCATTGGATATTCGACCCACAAGGTGGTATTCGTGGTGCTATGCAGTTAGCTCCACCAAGCTACAAACAAGTAGTGATACCAATGGAAAAATGTTTATTATTCAGAACACAATCACATAAAAATAATCCTGAAGGTCGTTCTATTTTAAGAAATGCTTATCGTTCTTGGTACTTCAAAAAAAGAATTGAAGAAATAGAAGGTATTGGTGTAGAAAGAGATTTAGCTGGTATTCCAATAGCTTATGTAGACCCAGCTATTATGGCTGCTGGTGCAACTGCTGACCAACAAGCAATGCTAGAAGCTATTAAAAAATTAATTGTTAATGTTCGTAGAGATACACAAGAAGGAATTATATTTCCTAGAGTTTATGATGCTTCAGGAAAACCATTATACGAATTTGGTCTTTTAAATTCTGGTGGAAGTAGACAGTTTGATACAACAGCTATTGTTACCAGATACGAACAAAGAATTGCTATGACAGTATTAGCAGATTTTATTTTATTAGGTCATGGCGGAACAGGTTCTTATTCTTTAGCAGGAAATAAAACAAGATTATTTGCAGTAGCATTAGAAAGTTACTTAGACAATATAACAAATGTATTTAACGATTATGCTATTCCAAAATTATTTCAAATCAATGGTTTTGATACAACTAGATTACCAAAACTAAGACACAGTGATTTGGAAACACCATCACTACAAGAGTTAGCTCAATACATATCTACTCTTGCTGGTTCTGGTATGCAAATATTCCCTGACCAAAAACTTGAAGAATATTTAAGACAGATTGCTACATTGCCAAAACAAGATAGTCAAGATTATTTGAAACCACAAGACCCAAATAATTCAACAGGAATTGCTGATATTGATTATCAAAAAATTGTCCAATTAGCACAGCAACAAGAAACAGTAAATCAAGTAAGGGAACAAGCTCGTGAAGCAGTTAGACAAGAATTTAATCCTGAAGGCAATAAATCCGAAGGAAAATAGAAAACAAGTAATCGAAGATTTTGAAGAATATGAAAAAATCTACGAAGATACTATTCGTGAAGCTGAAAAATTATATAAAGCAGAAATTGCTAAATTATCTAAAAACTTTAATGAGCAGAACGTTTTAGACGAGGAAATTACTCAATTCGATAGTACTTTAATGTTAGCTTTAGGTGCGTTTGTTTTTACTCAGGCTGCATCCTTGGCTTATTCAAAATTAGCGAGAGCTATACCTGATAATCCAGAATTAATAAACGGATTAGCTTCTAAGTTTGCACAAGAAAGAGGTGCAGTTTTAGTTGAAGGAATAAGTAAACAAACACAATTAGCTTTAAGAGAAACAATCGGAAATGGAATAAGAACTGGTGCTAGTGTTTCAGAAATAGCAAGTAGAGTTAAAGACAATATAGGATTAGATACTAGAGGAGCTAGAGCAGTTGAAAATTTAAGAAACAGTTTATCTACAAAAGGAATATCACAAGTTAAGATAAATAAACAAGTATCTGATTATTCAGCTAAATTATTAAATCAAAGGGCACAGTTAATAGCACAAACAGAAGTACAAACTGCTATTGAAACTGCAAAATTAGAAGTATGGAAATCTACAGGAACACCAACACCTGTTCAATGGATAACAGATGCTCAACCTTGTGTTAAATGTGCACCTTCGGCAAATGATATTGTTTTAGCTGGACAATACTTTCAAACATCAATGGGAGCGTATCAATCTCCACCAATTCACCCAAATTGCAGATGCCAATTACATCCTGTAGAATCTAGGACATGAACGAAATCATAAAGTTTGATAACGACCAACGATTAGTATTCGGTTGGGCAAATATTATAAAAGATGAAGATGGTGAAGTCTATGTTGATTCACAAGGAGATTTCATTGAAGATATTGGAGAATTAGAAAAAGCTGCATATGACTATGTTCTTCACTCCAGAAATGGTGCTGAAATGCACATTAATCAAAATGTTGCAAGAGTTGTAGAATCTTTTGTTGTTACTCCAGATAAATTAGAAGCTCTCGGTTTAGTATCAAAATCTGAAAACATACCTGCTGGCTGGTGGATAGGATTTAAAGTTGATAATGATGATGTTTGGGAAAAAGTAAAAAATGGTTCATATACAGGATTTTCTGTACACGGCAAAGGTCAAAGAGAAATTGTAGATATGACTATGTCTAAAGTTCACGGAGAAGGCGATATAGAACGTTCTTTAAAAGAACATAAGAAAAAAGGAAAACATTCTAAAAAGCACATGGATGAAATGCGAAGAAGAATTATGAGTGGTGATACTATGGCTTTAGCTCATTCAAGAGCTTCAAGAACTGTTGGTAAAGGTGCAGGTAAAGATAAAATCTCTACAGTTATGCGTGAGTTTTATGCTAAGAAACTTAAAAATGCACAAGGTAAAATTGTTACTGATAGGGGACAAGCAATGGCTATTGCTATATCAGAATCTAAAAAATTAAAGAAAGCACATAAAGCTGGTCATCCAAGATTAAAAGACCCAAAAGGTGGATTAACACAAGCAGGACGTGAACACTTTAAAAGAACTGAAGGTGCTAATTTAAAACCTGGTGTTAAAGGACCTGCTAATACACCAGAAAAGATGAGAAGAAAAGGTTCTTTCTTAACAAGATTTTTTACTAATCCTAGTGGTCCAATGGTTAAACCTAATGGGCAACCATCAAGACTTGCTTTATCAGCTAATGCTTGGGGTGAACCAGTTCCTAAGAATAGACAAGATGCTGCTAAATTAGCTGCAAAAGGTCGTAGATTATTAGAAAGATATCAAAATGTTAAAAAAGACATAACGCCAGGTGATGTTCATGTCGCAAATACTGAATGGGATTATAAGAAAAAGAAGAAAAAAAAAAATATCCAAAGCCAAGCCAATTCCAACTAAACCAAAGCTCTGGCAATCAGTTCTAGCAGAAACTAAATCAAAATTTAACGTATATCCAAGTGCATACGCTAACGCATGGGCATCTAAAACCTACAAGGCTAGAGGCGGCACTTGGAAAATGAGTAAAAAATAATTCATCAATAAACTTCCATTATAAAAAACTTATACTAAAATATCCTTAACTTATTTAAGGAGAAAAATGGACGTAAAATTAAATGAACTTATTGAAGCTACGTTTGCATCAAATGGTAATAGATTAATGCTTGATACATTACCGCCAGAAGGCAAACAATATATCAATGCTTTAATGAAACATTGTAAAGATAAAAATATACCTGTTCCTTATGCACCTGCACATAGAATATGCAAG